ATAGTCGATCCTCGGCGCGTCCCGCGTCACGACGGCGATGTCCTGCACCATCATCGTCCCGAGGTCGGTCGTGCAGAACTTGGACATGCCGGAGCGTTGAGCGCCACGAGTCCGCCCCGTGACAGGGTCGATGCCGCGCACGTTCCGCGCGTCCCGCGTCGTCAGCGGGCGCTGGTCGCTGAGCGCGTTGTTGTCGCTCAGGCCCTCAAGGGGGAATTGGAGGGAGATGCGCTTCGAGGTCACGGCGTCGGCCCCACCCACGGCCAGTCAGAAGAGACGGGCCATTCACGGCGCTGCGCCGCTCCGCCCTCAATCGGGCCGTAGTCGATCTGCATGGAGCAGTCGCGCTGCTTGGCCGCCATGAACTCGGGGCCGAGCTGGATTTCCGCGAGGCGCTGCTGCTTGCTGGCCTCGTCGTGCTCCTCGTAGCCCGCCGCAATCGCGCGGACGATGGACAGGTAGACCCCGTGCATCCACGACGGGATTCGGATGGTGTCGCCATCGTCGGAGAGCGTGGCCCAGCCGCGACGGTAGATGACGGTGTAGACGCCCGTGTCGGCGCTGCCGGGGGTCGGCCACAGCTCAAGGCGCGGAGCCGGAACGCCGTCCGAGCCCTCTGCCCACAAGACCGCAGCGAAACGCACCCAGCCGGCGACCGCATTGGTGTCGGTGCGGAGCGCGAGGATCTCGTCCAGCGACGTGAGCCGGACCGAGTTGTTCAGACCGTCCGTCGCCTCGATGGAGACGATGGCGGCGAGGTCGCTCGGAAGCTCGATGTAGCTCTGCGATGCGACCGTGTTCAGCGCCTCACTCGGACGGACAAGCCAGTCCCAGGAGTGCATAGAGACGAGGAACTCCCCCGCTTCGTTGAGGATGCCCAGCCCGGTCAGCGGCGACGCGAGACCTTGCAGTCCGGTCGCGTGCTCGATGTGCCCGAGGGCCTCGGTGGCGATCATCGTCATAACGAAGCGAGGGGGTTGTGGAACCGGAGCCCCGCCGCCTGAGTGACGGCGGGGCTGTTGGTGTCAGGGGGGCTAGACGAGCGACGGCATGAAGCCGGACCACGGTCCGAGCAGCACCACCGGGGCAACGCCAGCGGTGTCCGCAGCCAGGGCGAGGGCGACCACGCGGTCACCAGCCACGGCCACGTCCAACTCTCCAGCGGTGTCGAAGGTCAGCGGCGAGTTCGCGGCGGTCGTGGTGTCCACCTTGGCGATGTCGCAGACGCCCTGGAGCTGGACGACGATGCGCTTGTGCGCAACCGCATTGAGCGTCTCGTCGCCAAGCACTTCTCGGCAGATGCCGACCACCCCGCTCAAGAGGTACGGGGTCGAGCCGCCAGGGGCGGTCCGCACCCACCCACCGTCGAAGTAGGCATCGCCGGTCGCGGTTCGGCCAATGAAGGCCAGAAACTGCGACATCTGGCAGTACACCGGCTCGCCGACCGCAACCGAGGTCGTGGAGCAGAGCACTTCCACGGTGATCTCGGGGAGGATCATTCCGGCCTGGCCGGGCCCGGCGGTGCCGTACCCGTTGATGCCAACGACGGCCGCTTTGTTTGCGTTTCCCATGTCTTGATCTCCTTCCGCCTACGCGACGTTTTCGAAGGGCGAAACGATGCCCATTCGCATACGACTGCGGACGTGGTTGTTGTGTCGGTTGAGGAACGGGTAAACCAGCGTCTCGACCTTGTCGGTCGGCTTGATGACCTCGTGCGGAGCGAAGTACTTGCCCGCCTTGAAGGTCTTCTTGAGCCAGCGGCCGTCGACGAAGTAGTAACGCGGACCGTTGAAGCCGATGCCGTCAGCCGCCGAGGTGTCGGGGCTGGAGCTGTTCAAGGTCGAGAGCGCGTCTTCCGCAACGAAGACGCCCGTGGACAGGTCCGTGTAGAGCGGCTGGGTGCCGAGGCCCTCGATGTTGATGACATCGACGCGGCGGTACATCGGCATGTCGTAGGCCGGGTCCTGCGCGCCCACCCGGAAGTGGTCCTGGTTGATGCGCAAGGCGGTCTCGTAGTTCGCCTGGCCCGCGTCCGACGTGAAGATCGCGCCGGGCTGATGCGGGCGTTCCGCGTAGCCGGGGTACTGCGGAAGCGAGTTGTACTTCGTCTTCCGGTACATGCGGCTGAACGCGGCGAACAGGTGAACGTCGCCGGAGTCGGCATCCGTCTCGAGACCCACGGCGTTGTAGATCTCCTTGTGGTTGTGCCAGCGACGGTTGTGACCCGTGAAGTCGATGCCTTGCAGCGTCGATCCAAGGGCGGCCCACACCGGGTCTGCACCGGGAAGGTTGGACGCCGTCTGCGAGTGCGCCGCCGTGCCGAAGTCGAGAGTCGCCGCAGCGTGCTCCGAGATCAGCGCCGCCAGCGAGTACGGCTGCTTTCCAGCCGCCGCCTCCATGTCGGAGAAGGAGGGAGTCGCGAGCGTCTCGTCCTCCATGCCGTTGACGGTCTCGACGAAGCAGTTGCTCTCCTTGGCCTTCCGCAGCTTCTTGTACTGCTGGAAGCGGGCCTTCATGCCTCCGCCGCCGCCCTCGTTGTGTTCGAGTTCGGCACCAGTCACCTTGTAGTGGTTCATGGTGTTGCGGAACGGCACTTCCCACGAGTCGATGACCTGGGGGTCATCCCAGGTGTGCGAGTCGTCCAGGTCGTAAGCCTTGTAGCTGGAGTTGCCCTCCAGGATGATGCGATCCACGATCTTCGAGCCGCCTTGGACGCGCTCGGAGAAGTCGCCCGACAAGAGGCGCTTCAAGATGTAGGTTCGCCGCTGACTCTCGTTGACGATCTGGCTCTCGTCGGTGAAGAACACCGGGCCAGTCGTCGCCTCGAAGTCTTGATACTCAGTGAGCTGAGCCATTCGATTGCTCCTTGGCAAAGAATGGCGCTCAGGCTGCGGAGCCGATCAGCGTCTACCGACCGCTCTCCACCTTGGCCTTCCACCTCTCGAACTCCCGCTGCTCGGCGGACACCGGCTTGGAGGGAGACTTGCGACGAGGCGGCGTCGGCCCTTTGCCGTTGCGCCGGGGGGTAGCGTCTGCGGACCCCGACACACCGGAACCGAACACCAAGCCTGCCGCGTCACCGAGAACCGCTGCGATGCGCGACTGGATGCTTCCACCCATGTCCGCATAGCCGCCCTCGATCTTCTGGCCGCGCTCGATGACCTTGTTCCAGGAATCGTCATCCGCGAGCTGCGGGAACCGTTCCCGCAAGCTCTGCCGTGCCGCCGACACCGCCTCCTGGACGCGCTCTGTTTGCGTCGCTGCTTGGGCGTCCTTCAACGCCTGCAACTCTGCTTGCAGTTTCGCTTCCCGGGTGCGGATCAACTCCACGACCGCGCCTGCCGTTTCCTCGCCAAGCTCATTCACGAGCGGTTGGGCCAACTTGTCGAGGTCGTCGGTCGAAGGTTGGGCGGACTGCTCCGCCTCCTGACCGGCCCCGGGTGTGGCCTCCGCTTGCTTCTTGAGCTGCGCTAGTTCCTGGAAGGCTTGACTGACGTCCCGCTGCCGCTTCACGCATCGCTGCGCGTGCTTCACCAGGCCGTCAGGGTCAGCCGCGAGTTCCCTCGCGATCTGATCCTCGGAGAATCCATCAAGCGTGAGCGCAGCCTTGAGCGAGTCGTCGAGACTCGCTTGTACGGCCTCTGCCTCTGATTCCCCTTCGCCCTCGGTGCTGGCCTCGGTGGCCTGCTCCTTGGGAGTGCTTTCTTCTTCGGAGGGCTCGGCAGCCTCCGATTCCTCGCCCCACTCGTCGGGGTCTTCCTCGTCGGGCTCGCTGCCGTTCTGCACGGCGCGGGCGACGAAGGCGGCGTACTCTTGCGCCTCGCTCGTCGCATCACCCGGATCAGGGGCCAACTCGGCCACTTCGGAGGGTTCTTCCATCTGCTTGGGTTCTAACTTCCCGTCAGTTGGGAGTCAACTGCCAGTCTTCTGGGATGCAGATACCTTCTTCTTGGCGGGCATCTTCTTCCCCTTGAGGGCCCCGAGACGCCCGTCTCGGTACTCCAAGCCCTTCTTCGCCGCGTACTCGTCCACCTCCTTCTGTGTCGTGAAGGCGGGGATGCGCTCGGGGCCGACGTGGTGCGGGGCGTCGGGGTCGCCGGGCTCCTGAGAGTGGGCGACGAATCTCCGGCTCCAGACCGGGCCGAGCTGGGGGCCTTGCCCGAAGATCCGCGTCCAGGTCTTGCCGTCGCGGCGGACCTTCCCGCCAAACTCGGGGGCGTCGGCCATGTCGTAGAAGAACTCGCGGCGCTCACCGCTCGGCTTGTGCTCGAACTCGTACATCGGCATCGGTCAGGCTCCTGCGGTCATGGGGGAGGCGGCGACGTTTCCGGGGAGGGCGGGGGACGCCCCCGACCCTGCGCCGCGTGCGGGCTTCGGGGCCCCAGCGGGGCCACCGACCGTTGAGGACAGCAGCGGGCCCTCTGAGCCGCCCGGGGCCGCCTGAGCGCCCATCTGGGCCGCGATCTCCTCGGGATGCACCTTCTGGCCGAGCCCCGGCATGTTGAAGGCGTCCCCGTACATGTCGAGGATGTCCGCCCAGTCGGCTCCGGTCGGGAACATGCCCATCAACTGCAAGAGCTGCGGCAGCGGCCCGAACATCTGGAGCATCTGGTGCTGCTTGAGGCCCTGGTCGGTGCGCTCCATCGAGTAGGGCTCGATCTCCAGCTCCAGGTCGTCGAAGGTCGCGCCACTCTTAGGGTCGTGGTCGCCGCCCTCGTAGAACAGCTCCGCACCTTCGGGCTCGCCCAGGTCTTGCGCGGCGTCCTCGCCCAACGGCATCAGCACGCGGTTGTCGTGGTAGAAGTACCAGGCCGCCGTGCGACCAAGCTGCGCCACGCCGTCAGCCCACTGCTGGAGGATGAAGTCCATGCGGAGCGCGCTGGAGTTCGCGGCAACAGCCGTCTCCGTCGCCGTCGCCCCGCTGGTCGTCGCGCCGCGCTGCGCTTCGCCGAGGCCGGCGTTTCGGTCGCGACGGTCCTTCGCCATCATCAGCGACTCGATCTGCTGCGGGTGGTTGCCGCCAACCGAGAGGTCGCCCACGTCCTTCGACTCGAAGTTGGCGATGCCGAGGATGGAGTGGTGCTGCGCGCTCTTGATCTTCCGCACCACTTTGGGGTCGTCGGATCGCACGATGCCGAGGGTCTTGAAGTCCTCCGCACCGCCCTGCACGGCCTTCGCCAGCCGGTTCGTCGCGCGGGTCTGCGCCTCGACCGCCACCAGCGGAGACAGCCTCGCCGCCTCTCCGGGGACGGGGTAGCACCCGATGTAGGTGTAGGGGCCCCAGCGCGGCCCGAAGAAGCCGAACGGCTTGCGAAGCCAGGTCTCCTTGATCTTCGACTCCTCGCTTCCCGACTGGTAGCGCGAGACGGTGTAGATCATCCCGTGGTAGCCCTCAGCCTCGGCGTCTTCGCGGCTCTCGAACTCGCCCTCGTCGAAGTGCTCAGGGACCCAGACCTCGATCAGCTCCACCTCGCCACGCTCAGCCAGGAGGTTGCGATCCGCAAGCCGCCTCTGTCGCGCCTCGCCGACTTGCTCGGCCAGCGCCTGCACGGCCTCGAGGTTCCAGTCGTCGCTATCCTGCTCGGCCTCCGCGATCAGGTCTTCCAGGTCGCGGACGAAGCCGTGCCCCGCGTAGCGCCAGCCCTCCGGCGTGCGCGCCATCGGGTCGAAGTAGAAGTCGCCGTTGTCGATGGTGTTCACGCAAGGCATGTGCGGAACGCGATCACCCCACTTCTCCTGGTAGGAAGGGTGTAGCTCGCCCTCTTCCGCCTCGTGCGTCGTGAGCAGGACGGTGAACGAGAACAGGTAGTCGGTCGCCGCCGTCACCAGCGTCTTGCGAAGCGCCTTGTCCACACACCAGCGATTGAGCGCGTGCCCGATGCCCTTCGCCACGTCTTGCTGCGGGCCCATGCGCCGCGAGCGCACATTGAAGCGCGGGTTGTTGTAGACGAGGCGCGGGAGCAGATAGCTCGTGTACTCGTGATAGAAGTTCTCGGGGGCCTCTTCGCAGTCAGTTCGCGCGTCGTAGTACGGGCCAACGTAGCGCGAGACCATCCCGTCCTTCGCGGCGCACAGCCTCTTGCGGTACTCGTCGGCAGCGTCCAACTCTTCGCAGAGAGCGCGGGGGGTTGCTTCCAGCATCAGAAATCGTCCTCGTCCAGGTTGAGGATGTCGCCCAGCGTTCCAGGCTTGAATCGGGGCTGCGGTTTCGGGTCCGACAGGTCGCGTTCCCAT